CAATAAACATAGGTTTTACTCAAGATATATTTGCATCAAGAATAGCCAGAGCGCAAACTGGTTCTGGTGTTTCTTCACGAGGAAATGTTGGTACAGTTCAAATAGAACATGAAGCTATTGTAACAGGTTTACAATCAACTGGTGGTGTTGGAACAGTAGGTGCAGGTTTTGTAGTAACTGGAAATGCAGGAACATTTGATATTGGTACATTTACACCACAAGACCAAACAGATGTAAGTGCAAGTAAAGTGACTGGAACTACTGCAATTGGTGCATTTCAAACTGCTGGTGTAGTTACTGGAGTTCAAGCAACTGGTGCAACAGGAACAGAATCAATTACACACGATAGAATTTTTGAATTACCAAATGGTGGTGCAATAGCAACTGGTGGAACTGGAGCAGAACAAGGTCAAGGTGATGCAGTTGTAACTGGTGTTGCAGGTACTGGTGGCGTTAACAATGCTACAGTAGGTAATGAACCAATTGCAACTGGAGTTCAAGCAACTGGAGCTATAGGCACATTTGGAGAAGAAGGTAATGGCACATTAAATCTTAATGTAAATCCAACAAGTGCAACTGGTACTGCGAATGCAGGTGCAGAGGTTGCTGAAAGTGAAATACCAGAATCTAATCAAAATGGATTTGGAGAAAATGCATTCGGTTATGGTGTTTGGGGTGGAGATGGAGAAGTTAAGGGAATTGGTGGTGTAGGTGCATCATCTATTGATATTTTTAGCGGACCATTCCCATCTAAGGTAGAGGGAACATTTACTATTGGTTCATATTTAGTCCAAGGTAATTTAACTGTGACTGGTATTGCAGGAACTGGTGGAGTTGGTACAGTAAGTCTAGATACTGATGTTACTACAACTGGAGTTGCAGGAACTTTTGCAATAGGAACAGAATCAGTAGTTATAGATGGTGGATTTGGAGAAGGAACTTATGGCTCAAGTACATGGGGTAATTAAATGAATTTTACACAATTAGAAGCAAATATTAAAAATTTTTTAGAAGATGATGGTTCAGAATTTGATGCATCAATACCAGAAATTATAGCACAAGCAGAGAATATGATTTTTGCTAGATTACCAAATTTACCATGTTATAGAAAAGAATTAACTGGTAATTTTGTTATAGGTACAAATCAATATGATGTAGCAAATGCTAGAATGATACGACAGGTCGCTGTTACAAAGGCAGACAGTGATGTTATTTATCTTAAACATAGAATTGATAGCTATTTACGAGATTATGTACCTAGAGCGTCTACATCAGGCGAACCATTTATGTATGCAACTAAAAAAGCTACAACATCTGGAATAAAAATATTAATTGGACCTGTTCCGTCTGCTACTTTAGCATATGAAATTGATTTTATAGGTCTTGAAACTGGATTATCTTCTACTAATGCTAATAATTGGGTTGGAGATAATGCCGAACAAGTTTTACTATCAGCTTGTCTATATGAAAGTTCTGCTTTTCTAAAGGCTCCAGATAGTGTAAACTTGTATAAGGCACAATTTGATGAAGCAATAGCTTTGTTTCAACAAGAAATGCAACGTAATTATCAAGCAGAATACGAAGGAGGTATTTAACAAATGGCAATATCACAAGCAATGGCTACATCATTTAAAGCCGAAATTTTAGATGAAGTACACGATTTAGTAGCAGACACTTTAAAGATAGCACTCTTTACAAGTTCTGCATCACTAGGAGCAACAACTACTGCATATTCAACATCAAATGAGGTGGCGAATGGAAATGGTTATGCAACTGGTGGAGTAACACTAGCAAACAAATCAGTATCAACAAGTGGTACAACTGCATTCTTTGATGCTGATGACCCAACATGGACAAGTGCATCATTCACTGCAAGAGGAGCATTGATATACAATAGTTCTGCAAGTGATAAGGCAATAGCAATATTAAATTTTGGTGGGGACTTTACAGTTTCTTCTGGTACATTTAGAATTGTTTTTCCAGCCGCAGGTGCAAATGCTATCATAACTATAGCTTAAAGGAGTAAGTAAATGGCTAGTACCTACGTCAATAATCTTAGATTAAACGAAATGGGAACTGGTGATGCCAGTGGAACATGGGGTAATACAACAAATACCAACCTAGAACTTATTGGTGAAGCTCTTGGTTTTGGCACAGAAGCTATAACAACAAATGCTGATACTCATGCCACAACAGTTGCAGATGGTGCTTCTGATGCAGGTAGAGCCATGTATCTTAAATATACTGGAACATTAGATAGTACATGTACTATAACTATCGGCCCAAATACCATGAAACGAGTGCAAATTATAGAAAATGGCACAAGTGGTTCGCAATCTATAATTATTAAACAAGGTTCTGGTGCTACAATTACTATTTTGACTGGTGAAGTTAAGGTTCTATCTTTAGATGGTGCTGGAAGTGGAGCGGCAGTTACTGAAGTATTTACAGATTTATCTTTAGCAAGTCCAAAATTAACTGGTACACCAACGTCTATAACTGCCAATGCAGGAACAAACACAACACAAGTTGCAACAACTGCTTTTGTAAAAACTGCAGTAGACAATGCAGAGCCTTTTCCATCTGGTACGTCAATGTTATTTCAACAAACTGCGGCACCTACTGGTTGGACAAAATCAACAACACATAATGATAAAGCACTAAGGTTAACATCTGGAACAGTGGGAACTGGTGGTAGTGTAGCTTTTACTACTGCGATGGCAACTCCTGCAGTTAGTGTAGGTAGTGTTACTGGAGATCCAGGGAGTAACTTAGCAGTCGCCGCTGGAAACTTAGCAGTTAGTATGAGTGGTAATATTTCAGATACAACTCTAAGTACAAACCAAATACCATCTCACTCACATTTAATTCGTGCTCTAGATAATAATGGGCCGCAGGTACTTAACTTCTCAGTTCAAACTGGAGCTAATAGAAATAGGTCAATGTTCGACACTGATGCCACTGGTGGTGGTGGAGCTCACAATCATGGACACAATTTAAGTGGAAGTATGACTGGAGCACCATCTATTAGTGGTAATGTAACTGCTGGAAACTTAGCAGTAGCAAGTTCTACTGCCACTATTAATGTGCAGTATGTAGACTTTATTATAGCTAATAAGGATTAATATGCAGTTAAAGGTTGAGGAGAACTGCCCATTACATAACTTTAAGAAGTGTAAGCAATTTAAATGTGCTTGGTTTGTTCAGATGAAAGGTACTAGTCCAAATGATGGTAAAGAAGTAGATGAGTATGCTTGTGCTATTGCATGGTTGCCTTTGTTACTTGTTGAAAATGCAACACAAGCAAGACAAACGGGAGCGGCAGTAGAATCATTTAGAAATGAAATGGTAAAGTCAAATGATTCCAATAGAAATATTTTAGAATTGTCAAAAATTTTAGAGATTAAGAATAAGAGGATAAATTAAAAATGAATGACATGACAAGAGTAAAAAACACTACATTTATTAGTGCCTACGAAAATATAGCACCAGACGATTATTGTGATAGAATGATTTCTGCATTTCGTGAATTAGAAACTAGTAGAGTGTCAACATTTATTGGTTCTGTAAATAATGGAGCAGGAAAAAGAAAAGACTATTCATATTTTTTTAATCAACACCAAAATGTTATGTTTAATACTCTTGAATTGACAAAAGAAACTAACATAATTTTAGACCAAGCATTAGCAAAATATGTTGAAGAATATCCATCATTAGAACCTATGAGCTATTATAGTACGTTTGTAAAAGTTCAAAGAACTCCACCAAAAGGTGGATTTCATACTTGGCACTGTGAACATGGAGCCGCAGAAGCATCAGGAAGAATGCTGACTTGGACAATATATCTTAATGATGTTCCTGATGGAGAAGGAGAAACAGAATTTTTAGAGTATGGTGTAAAAGTAAAGGCTAAAAAGGGTACTGTATCTTTTTTTCCTGCAAGTTGGACACATACTCATAGAGGTAATGCAGTTTACACACATGATAAATTTATAGCAACTGGCTGGTATTATGTACTTGGCACTTAATAATGGAGTAGAAAATGGCAAAAATAATATATCTTAAAGATGGTCAAGAGGGTAAATCACAACTACATATAGATAGTGTACAAATAGATAAATCTGATTGGGGTGTGGATAGTAAAATTCATGCAATTCAATGGGATGGTTCTAAAGGTGAGATTGAATATAATGATGGTACACCAAATAAAGAAATAACAGATATATCTTCTTTTGATTTTGAAACTAAACATGCTACTGAAAAAAAATCTATTGATGATGAACAAGCAAAATCTGATAAAGAAGCAGAAGCAAAAATGACTTATGTAGATAAAAGAGCTTTGGAATATCCAGCTATTGGAGATCAGCTAGATGACATTTATCATAATGGAATTGATGGTTGGAAAACTACAATCAAAGCAGTTAAGGACAAATATCCTAAATAATAAAATATATTGTATAGGTATGTTTCTTTATGAAAAAAGGTCTTGAAAAAAATAGTAAATATAATAAATACGATATTAATAATGATGGTGTCGTAACAGATGAAGAATTAGCAATAGCTACATCTATTAAAGAAACAGAACAACTTTTAAGAAAACAATTAGCACAACTTAGAATTGCAAGAGCAACATTAATAGCTATGGGTTTATTTACTGTAGCTATGTTTTTTGTAGATATAGAAAGATTAAAAGCATTATCTGATATTAGTAATTTGTTTTATATTTCTGGTGCAGGAATTGTAGGTGCATATATGG